GGGCTGGTGGTGTATCAAACGAGACAACCAGGGATATTGTTCAGTTTGAATTACTGGGTTCCCCCGATGACCCAGACGCTTTTGGTTCCGGTACTATACCGAAAAACCTAATAATAAAGACCGAAAGGAAGCCTGGTGTTCCAAACGCAAAGAGCGTGGCCCTTATTCACCACGTTTCCGGCGGGAACTCATCTTTATTTTTCAAAGCTTATGAGATGGGTGTAGAGAAATGGCAGGGTCGTAGTGTAGATGTGATATGGTTGGACGAAGAACCATCCAGAGATATCTATTCTCAGGCTGTAACCAGAACTCTAGACAGGAGGGGGATGGTTTATATGACCTTTACCCCAGAAGCGGGGATGACAGAGACAGTGGCATCCTTTATGAATAACCTCCAGAGTGGTCAATCTTTGGTAAATGCGACATGGGATGACGCATCTGAGAAGATTTCCTCCAAGAATGGTGAGAAAGGCCACTTAAATGAGACTGTAATGGAGCAGATTCTCTCCTCATATAGCCCACACGAGAGAGAAATGCGGAAGAATGGCAGACCATCTATTGGTTCTGGTCTTATTTTCCCTCTGAGTGAGGAGAAAATAATGATTGATCCCCTATATTTGGAGGATCATTGGCCCAGAATAGCAGCAATAGACTTCGGATGGGACCATCCTACCGCTGTAGTGTGGTGTGCCATAGACACAGAAGGAGAAATGTTCTATGTTTATGACTGTTATAGGGCATCCAAGGCTAGTCCTGCGGTACATTCAGAGGTAATCAGGGGAAGACCGCACTTTATCCCCATTGCCTACCCACATGACGGAAATAGGCGAGATTCGATGGGGAATCCAGGACTTGCCGACCAATACAGGAACTTAGGCTGCAACTTTCTCCTTGAACACTTCACTAATCCACCTGCATTGGGCAATAATAAGGGTTCAAACTCTATAGAAGAGGGGTTAATGGCAATGATTCAGGCTATGGAGGGTGGTAAATTCAAGGTATTCTCTACTCTTGGTGACTGGTTTGAAGAATTTAGGATGTATCATAGGAAACAGAACAAGGTAGTTCCTTTTAGGGATGACCTTATGAGCGCAACAAGGTACGCCTTCCAATCTCAGAGGTTTGCGGTTGCTGGTAAAGATCCAACATGGACACAGGATGTCGAATATAGGAACTACGGAATTATTTAATGGCAAAGATTACTGAAGAAGAACTAGTAGCCAGAATACAGAGTGAGATCACTGACTCTTTAGGCTATGGTGATACGGTTTCACAGCATCGCGAGAAGGCGATGGAGTATTACTATGGCCAGCCCTTTGGAAACGAGGTAGCAGGGCGCAGCCAGTATGTAGACTCTACTGTTCAGGATACTATAGAGTGGATCAAGCCATCCCTTATGCGTGTATTTGCATCTGGCGATGAGATGGTTAAGTTTACTCCTCATGGCCCTGAAGATGTGCCTATGGCTGAACAGGCTACTGACTATGTGAACTATGTATTCACTAAGGATAATCCTGGTTGGGAAATATTGTACTCCTGGTTTACTGATGCTTTACTGGCTAAGAATGGTATAGTCAAGGTATGGTGGGATGATTATGATGATTCTGTTAGGGAAGAGTATACGCATCTTGATGATATGGAATTTAATATTCTTATATCAAATGATGACGTAGAGATATTAGAACACTCTCCTTATGAGGAAGATGATGGTATATACCATGATGTAGTTGTTTCTAGGCAAAGGCAAATTGGAAGAGTTAGAATAGAGAATGTTCCACCTTCTGAATTCCTTATTTCAAGAGACGCCAAGTCAATTCAGGATGCCAGGTTTGTTTGCCATAGAGTACAGAAAACATTATCTGAACTGAGAGAGATGTATCCAGATAAGAAACTCGACCCAGAAACTCTTGGCTCTGGAGAGGATGATGACTTTGACCTCTTCGGGGAGAAGGCAGCAAGGCATGAGTTTGATAATAGTTACCATTTTAATATCAGTGAGAGTTCAACTGAAGAGGCTTTAAGGAAATATTGGTTACATGAGTCCTTCCTTCAGACTGATTATAATGGTGATGGGATTGTTGAACTTAGAAAAGTTTGCACAGTTGGAGATTATGTACTTGCAAATGACGAAATAGATTCTGTTCCTTTTGTTTCTATTACCCCCATAAAGATACCGCACAAATTCTTTGGAGTGTCTGTTGCTGATCTAGTAATGGACTTACAATTATACAAGAGTGTATTGATGCGGAATCTCTTGGATAATATGTATAACCAGAATTTCGGTAGGTATGCGGTGCTAGAGGGTCAGGCCAATCTTGATGACCTTCTTACACAAAGACCAGGCGGGGTAGTCAGAGTTAAGTCACCTAACGCAGTAATGCCGTTAGCGACTCCCCCACTAGAGCCTTATTCATTTCAGATGTTAGAGTATCTTGATGGAGTAAGAGAATCCAGGGCCGGTGTGTCGAGGATGTCACAGGGTATGAATGAGAACGCCTTAACTTCGCATACTACGGCTACTGCTGTTAATGCAGTCATGGGTGCAGCCCAGAGTAGAGTAGAGTTAATTGCCAGAAACTTTGCAGAGACTGGCGTAAAAGATTTAATGCTTACTATCTATGAGTTGTTGATGAAGAATCAAGACCATCAGAGAGTAGTTATGTTAAGAAACCAGTGGATTCCTGTGCGTCCTGACGCATGGAGCGATAAGATGGATTGCACTGTGTCTGTTGCCTTGGGCAATGGAAACAAGGATCAACAGATGATGCACCTTTCCAGGATGTTGCAGTTTGCGGGAGAGGCAATGAGAGGTGGATTAGGTATTGTCACAGAGAAGAATATGTATAATCTTGGGGCATCACTTGTTAAGGCAATGGGATTCCAGAATGTTGATGACTTCTTAACTGACCCGTCACAGGTACAGCAGCAGCCACCAACTCCAGAGGAACAAATGGCTCAAATGGAGATGCAGATTAAACAGAAAGAATTAGAAATTAAGGCAGCAGATGTCCAGATTAAAGCACAGAAGGTTCAGCAAGAAGGACAGGAAGCTGCTGTAGATGCTCAATTAAAGATGGCGGAACTTCAATTGGAACGTGAACAGAAACGAGCCGTAGCAATAGGACCAACATGAGCGACGATCATAGAGAAGAAAGAGCAAAGAACCTTTTAAGTAACCCACTATTTAACGAAGCATTTGATGTACTAAAACAAGATTTAATGGATCGCTGGAACGCCAGCGGTTCAGCAGAGTTGGAAGCCAGAGAATCAATCTGGCTTGCGATGAGACTGCTTGACAAACTTCATGGTCATATATCGTCCATAGTTGAAACGGGACACATGAACAAGGTTATGTCACAGCAACACCCATTCATCTGATAAGAGGAATTTAATTATGGCGGATAAGCAACCAGCCCCGCAAGCACACGAAGACCCGTCGCAACCTGGAAGTTTATGGGAAGCGCAATCGGCAATCCTTGGATTATTGGAACCTGAAAAGGAGACACCAAAAGAAGAGGAAGCCAAACCTGAAGAAAGTGAAGAGTCTACTGAGGAAACTCAAGACGAATTACCGGAAGAGGAAACTGAAGAAGTTGAATCTGAAGAGGAAGAATCTGAAGAGGAAGACGTTTCAGAAGAATCTGATGAAGAGGAAGTATCTGAGGAGGAGGACAGCGAACCAGAACTCTTTACCGTTAGAATAAACGGAGAAGATCATGAGGTTACCGCTGAAGAACTTGCAAAAGGATATTCTCGGCAATCGGATTATACTAAAAAAACACAAGAGTTAAGCGAATATCGAAAGCAATTAGATCAGGCAGCACAGTTCTACCAGAATGAAATTGCCCAGACTCAGGAGACTCGACAGCAGTATATAGGTGCGCTTTCAACAGCGATAGAAACAAATATGTCATCGCTTGCGAAATATGAAAACACCGATTGGGAAAGGCTTAAGACTGAAAACATGGAGGATTATCTTGCAAGGCGAGATGAATACCGTGAAGCCCAGACCAATATTGATAAGCTAAAACAGAACTATCAACAGGAATCCGCAAAGCAAGAAGAAGAATATAAGCAGCAATACGCTCAAACTATTCAGGAAGAACACGCTAAATTAGTAAGCATACTACCAGCGTGGGCAGAGCCTGAGAAGCAGAAAGCAATTGCTGGTGAGATTCGAGACTTTGCCTTATCTAAGGGTTATACACAGGAAGAGTTAAATCAACTTGTAGATCATCGTTCTATTCTTGTTTTAATGCAAGCAAAAGCCTGGGAAGATTCCCAGAGAAAAATTACTAGCATAAAACAGAAGAAGATAAAGAATAAGCCAAAGGTTGCTAGAAGTGGAAAAGGAACTGTAAAGTCTGATGGCGTAAAAGCAAAAAATACTGCGAAAATGAAACGCTTACGGCAAACGGGTCACGTCGATGACGCAGCCTCTTTGCTGGAAGATTTATTTAATTCCTAAAAAGGAGATAACAAATGGCTATTGCTACAAATACGTCACTGACTTATAGTTCAGTTGCTATTCGTGAACAATTGTCAGACGTGATTTACAGTATCGCTCCTTTGGATACACCCTTCCTTAACGGTTGTTCAAAAGAAACAGCAGAAAATACTTTCTTTGAATGGCAAGTAGATACGATTACCGCAGGTGCGGCTAACCGTAAAATTGAGGGCGATGACAGCATTGCTGCCACCGCGCGGGTGCTTCCAACGCGATTAGGAAATTACTGCCAGATTTCACAGTATGTGAACCAAACATCTGGAACTGACGATGCAGTGAACTATGCCGGTCACGGCAAACATCAAGCCTATCAATTGGCTAAAAACGGCAAACGCATGAAAAGAGACATGGAATCCATGTTGCTTACGAACATCGTCCGTGCTGCTGGTGACTCCACCACGGCGAGAGCAACGGCTGGTGTCCCCGCATGGCTTGCTACCAACTATGTATCCATGAATCCATCGTCCGGTTCTCCGGCTGCTGGTACATCAGGTACGACTGCGATGACAGAAGCTAGTGCCACTGCTACTATTACTGAAGCTGGTATTAAGAATGTCATTAAAGACGCTTATGATGCTGGCGGTAACCCTGACTTGATCTTATGCCCGTCTGGTATCAAACAGACGATCTCTGATCTAACACAGTCAGTATCATCTCTTCAGACTCAAACGAAGGGTGATGCTCCTGCTCACGTTGTTGCAGCGGTTGACGTTTATGTCAGCGATTTTGGTACGTTCAAAATCCTGAGTGATCGTAATATGCCCAGCACTGAGCATGTGTTCTTTTTGGATATGGACTTCTGGGCTGTTTCATGGCTCAGACCTTTCCAGACTGTCGAACTTGCGAAGACGGGTGATGCTCATAAGCAGTTGTTGCTTGCTGAGTATGGCTTAGTCTCCAAGAACGAGAAGTCAAGCGGTATTCTCGCAGACTGTGCAGCGTAAGTTGTAACCACTAAGACGGGGGAGTGGCAACATTCCCCCATCTTATCAAAAGGATACAAATGAAGATTATAGATAAAGAACTTGAATCCATCGCTAAGAAAATGGTGAAGGGTAAAAAGGCTTCGCCTAAAAAGGAGAAGTCAAATGAACCGACCGACGCTATGGGATGGTTAAAGAAAGCATATATTGACAATGATCCTGCCGATGGCGCACCTAAAGTGGGGAAGATAGGTTATGTCTAAAAGAATGGTTGTAGATACAGAGCCTTGGCGCAGAACTGATTTTCATTATGATGAGTCTGACGATAAGTTTACTCTGAATACAGTGCAGGATGCACAGCCTATTGTTGACGAAAACAAAAGGAAGATGAACCGGTATGGGGATAAGTTATCTGTAGGCAAAAGGGGTGAATGGCATCATACTGCATCTATACCAATTAATGTTTGGGAGCAGTGGATGCAGGATACTAATGGAGCCATTCAAAAAGACTCTAAACTTCTTGCTGCTTATCTTAATGATCCTGATTATAAATACTTCAAAGTGGCACCAACAAATATCTAAAGGGCAGAAATTATGTATAGACGAAGCGATGACGGTAGTTTCAATAGTTGGGATGTGCAGAGTGTAGTTACAGTAGGTTCCTCTGCTGCCGCAACTAATGTTACCGAAGCAAAAATATTAGGCATCCATACGGATGGAGAGATTTATTTTAACTTTTCTTCATCTTCCAGCGCATCTGTTAGCACTGCTAACGATCTGAAGCTTTCTGCTGGACTCACATTCATTAATGTACCTAAGTTCTCTGGGCAGGGTGTATCTCAGTATCTACATCATCAGAGAGTAGGCGGTTCTGATATAACCATGAGGCTTGTTCACGTTTGAGACAAGTTGCTATTGTAGGTCTGGCGGAATCCACTCATGATGATGCACCATACGAAGATCCAGATTGGGAAGTATGGGGGTTGCCGTGGGATGAGGAGAGATGGCCTTACTTTGACAGACTATTTGATATACACCCTCTTGAGTGTATAAGGGATGCAACTCCATCCTTCTATAGAGATGGTTATGAGGATAGGTTAAAAGAAATTACACATCTATATATGCAGGAAGCATATCCAGATATTCCTAATGCAATTAAATATCCTCTTAAAGAAGTCTCTGCTCTTGTAGGAGATTATTACAATTCCTCAATAGCCTATATGCTTGCATTGGCAATATTTGAGGGGTATGACAAGATAGGAATTTGGGGCGTTGATATGATTGGTCAGGGAGAGCCTGGTCATGCAGATGAATATAGGGATGAGCGACCTAACTGTGAGTATCTGATTGGTTTTGCAAAGGCAAAAGGAATAGAAATTTATTTGCCAGATGAATGTCCGTTGCTTAAGTTTAGCGGTAGGTTTCCATTGGGAACTGTTATACCAAACTATGGGCATCGTTACGGTTATCTGGCATTACATTAGAGATAAGGCATGGCTATATCGACTTTCGCGGAATTAAAGACAGCATCGGCTAATTGGTTAGACAGAAGTGATCTAACTGATCGTATACCAGAGTTTATCACTCTGGCAGAGGCTAGGTTTAATCGTAATCTTAGAATTAGGGATATGGAAACTGTCTCTACGGCTATCTCTACGTCTGCTGGAACGCGAAATTACTCATTGCCTACAGGGTTTGTGCAGATGAAAGAGTTTCATTTGTCCACTGATCCTATAACTCCATTATCTTACATTACACCAGAGATGATGTCGAGGATGTGGGCAGGAAGCGCAAAAGCCAAGCCCCAAGTGTTTACAATTATAGCAGATAATGTAAGGCTGGGGCCAAATCCAGATGCAACATATACTACATCAATGCTTTACTATAAGACGTTTACAGCTTTGTCTGACTCAGCAACAACAAATGATATGCTGACTAATAATCCAGATGTATATTTATACGGAACTCTATTAGAGGCAGAACCATTCTTAGGCAATGATCAAAGGGTTCCATTATGGTTGGCTGCTTTCCAAAAAGCAGTAGATGATATACAAAACCAAGATAATAAAGATCGTCACTCAGGCTCACAACTCAGGGTTATGAATACTGGCGGATATCCGTGAGGTGAATAATAATGTTAAATAATTTTGCAGCAACACAGGGCGGTGGAACAGGCACAGTAACCACCACCACAATTCTTGACGGCACTATTGCTAATGCAGATGTAGCATCTGATGCAGCCATTGATTCCAGTAAAATTAATTTTGCTAACACTTTGGAGATTGAGAGTTCTTCTGGCGACCAGATATTTGAAATGGATAATAATGCGTCCAATTCTACAAATTTCCAAATTCAGAATGGCGCAGGTAATGCCAGGACTGACTTTGCTTTAGATGGCAGCGCCATCATTACACTGAAAAATCAAATGGTAGGGATTGGTGATACCAGCCCTTCATACGCTCTTGATGTCAATACTACTGGCAGATTTACTACTGATCTTATAGTTGGCGGAAACCTAACAGTAGGCGATGGTGGCGCAGAGGATCAGAAGGTTGTCTTTGATGGAAACGCCCAAGACTACTACGTTGGTCTTGATGACACGAATGATAATCTGGTTATAGGGCTGGGTTCAGCAGTTGGTACGACCCCTGCAATATCCATCAACTCAGACAGAGATGTTACTATATCAGATGGGGCAATTGATTTTGATATTGCTTCCCATGATACGTCGAATGGATTAAAACTTGGCGGAACGCTGGTTACATCCACCGCTGCTGAACTCAACCTGCTTGATGGAAAGAGTTCAGTCGGAGATGCTAGTGGGCCTGGTTCAGCCGTAGACAACGCTATAGCACGATTTGATGGAACAGGTGGCAAAACCATTCAAAATAGTAATGTGACTAT